TAATGATGCATTACTTGTAATAGAGAACGCAAATATTGGTTGGGCAACAATTCAACAAGTAATTGATAGAGGATATAAAAACTTATTCTACATGAGTAAGGATTTAAAATATATTGATGTAGAGAATCAAATGACAAATAGATATAGAGCCGAGGATAAAGGATTGGTAGCTGGGTTTTCAACCACTTCTAAAACTAGACCTTTAATTATATCTAAATTAACCGATTACTTTAGAGAGAAATCAATTATAATACGTTCTAGTCGTTTGATAGATGAGTTATTTACATTTATTTATATGAATGGTAGAGCTGAAGCAATGAGGGGTTATAACGATGACTTAGTGATGGCTATATCGATTGGTCTATGGGTTAGAGATACTGCACTTCGTTTAAGACAAGAAGGAATTGATTTAACCAAACAAGCGGTAAGTGGTATAACAGCAAATACATCTCAAGGAATATATGGTGGTAATGATACAATGACTGACAACCCTTGGAAAATGAAAGTTGGTGATGGATTTGAAGATTTATCCCAATGGTTGTAGTGTTTTGACATTTTACGATATTTATGTTATACAATGTCAAAATAGAAAACTGATAAAATAAATTATGGCAGAACAAGAATTAGATGATAGTAAAAGTTTTTTTGGTAGACTAAAGAAATTATTTTCAACAAATGCTATTGTTACCGTTGATAAAGACGGTAAGCGTAGAGTTGTTGATACGGATGAAAAACAAATGAACACAAATTTTGTTAATCTTAGAGATAGATATACAAAATTACAAAGGTCATATTATGAAACCAATCAGGGTGCACAATCAATGGCATACCATCAGGTTCGTAGAGAATTATTTAGAGATTATGATGCTATGGATAATGACCCAATTATAGCATCTGCATTGGATATATATTCGGATGAATCCACAACAAAGAATGAGTATGGTGATATATTGGCAATTAAATCATCAAACGAAAATGTAAGTGCAATACTACATAACCTATTTTATGATATTATAAACATAGAATTTAATCTTTGGCCTTGGACTAGAAACTTAGTAAAGTACGGAGATTTCTTTTTGGCATTAGAAATGGCAGAAGGCAAAGGTATTATTAATGTAACTCCATACTCTGTATATAATACGGAAAGATTGGAAGGTACTGACCCAATGAATCAAAACTATGTTAAGTTTAAAGTTGAATTAGATAGATTTGGTAAAAAAGAATATGAGAACTATGAAATGGCTCACTTTCGTTTACTTTCAGATACAAACTTCCTACCATATGGTAAGGCTATGATTGAAAATGGTCGTAGAGTTTGGAAACAATTACAATTAATGGAAGATGCGATGTTAATTCATCGTATTATGAGAGCTCCTGAAAAAAGAATATTCAAAATTGATATTGGTAACATCAACCCTAATGAAGTAGATAACTACATGCAAAAGATTATTAACAAAATGAAGAAAACTCCATTTGTTGATAAAAATACAGGCGATTATAATTTAAAATACAATATCCAAAACCTTACGGAAGATTTTTTCTTACCGGTTAGAGGTGGAGATAGTGGTACTTCAATTGACAACTTAGCTGGATTGGAATATACGGCAATAGAGGATATTGATTACTTAAAAGCTAAATTATTTGCAGCACTTAAAATACCTAAAGCATTTTTAGGATATGAAGAAGATGTAAATGGTAAAGCAACTTTAGCAGCACAAGATGTTCGTTTTGCTAGAACTATTGAAAGAATTCAAAGAACAATCGTTAGTGAATTATATAAGATTGCAATTGTACACTTAGCTGGACAAGGTATTGATGATTCAGAAATGACAAACTTTCAACTTACTTTAACAAACGCTTCTACAATATATGAGCAAGAGAAAGTAAACTTGTGGAGTGAGAAAGTTAGATTGGCAACTGATATCAAAGGGATGAATATGTTATCTACTGATTGGGTATTTCACAATGTATTTGGTATGAGTGAAGATGAGATGGATATGGAAAGAGCTAAGATGGTATTAGACCTTAAAGATAGATTCCGTTACAACTCAATCGAACAACAAGGACAAGACCCTGCTAATCCACCTGAACAACAAAATGTTGAGGAGGAGATTCAAAAAATGAAGCAGGAGATTGTAGATAATAAAGGTGGTAGACCAAGAGAGGGAAATACATATGGTAAAGATAAACATCCATATGGTAGAGACCCATTGGGAAACAAAGAAAATGAGAAAGAGAGAAAGAGAGAGACTCGTACAAATGAATCAAATAAGAAAATAGCACGTGAATATATTAATGGACTTTCAGCAAAAAAGAAGATTTTAAGTGAAAAAACACAAAAATCTGACCTTTTAGATGAAAATAATCTATTAGATGACACCAAATTTTAATAAACATTAAAAAGTTTATATTTATATGTGTTAGTTTATGTACATAGGTTAAATTATAGGGTAATTAAATGAAAAAAATAAAACATTCCAAAGTTAAGAATACTGGAGTGTTATTTGAATTATTAGTAAGACAAATAACATTGGAGGTACTTAATGGAGATAAGACTGAGAACGCAAAACATATAGTAAAGGAATTCTTTGCCGCAGGTACTGAATTAAATAAAGAATTACGTCTTTATGATTTACTATTAAAAGAAAAATACAATTCAGAATCAAAAGCTGAAATGTTCGTTGAGACTGTATCACAGGCTCATTCTAAATTAAATGTTGTAAAGCTATCTAAAGAAAAATACAATCTTATTAAAGAAATTAATTCAAAATTTGAATTAGAGCAATTTTTAACATCTCCTATAACTAACTATAAAGTATTAGCATCAATATATAAAGTATTTGAATCTAAAAAATCAGAAAACTACGATATTAAAGATATATTCAATTCTAAGATTACATTAATTGAGAACATTATCTCTAGACCTCCTCTAAACAAAACAATTGAGGTATCCGATAGTACAAAACTAATAGAAACCTACAAAAAGCAAGATAAAGACCTACGATTACTAACATATAAGATTCTTGTTGAGACTTTCAATAAAAAATACACAAATTTAGATGAAAAACAAAAGGGCTTGTTAAAAGAGTATATTAATAACATGTCTAATACAACTAAATTTAAAGATTATTTAGCAGTTGAACTTCCACAAATTGTGAAAGAACTAAAAACAATTAAATCTAAAATATCAGATAAAGTAACTACAATTAAATTGTCAGAAACTATTTCTGTTTTAGAAAAAATAAAAATTGGTAAAACTGTAACCGATAATAATGTTTCATCTATCATGCTTTCTTATGAGTTAATCAAAGAATTAAAATCAAAGGTAAATGTCAAATAGACTAAAAGAAATAATCAGAGGTATAGTTAAAGAAATCCAAGACGAAAAGGAATTGGAAGAAATGACTGGAACTGGTGCAGTTGCTGGATATGATACTCCAAACGCATTTTCAAAACCTGGTCAAACTGCAAAGAAAAATAAAAGATTGGCAAATGTAACTGGTGGTGAGGTTGTAGATGATTTAGAAGAAGCTAAGGATTGGTTGAAAAACGATGTTCCCGCTAACTCTAAAAACGCATTAACAATAAAACCAACTGCAACTGATTGTAGTGATTCTGGTGAAATTGCAGATAAAAGTGGTATGATATTAGCATCGGCTGATGATGAAGCTAGTTTAAATGAAAATCGTTGGTTAGAAATTAAAAACGGAGATTCTTCACCTAAAGCTAAAATGAGTAAAGGTATGACGAGTATCAAACATCAATTGGGTGAAGTAGAAAAGTTTGTTAATTGGTACTCTAAGATTAAAAACGAAAATGGAGTTAAGAGGGATGATTACTATAAAAGAACACATAAAAGTTTACATAAAATAAAAGAGAGATTAATGAATCTTTCAGAAAAAATTAGAACACTATAATATGAACACATCAATTACAAAATCAAGACTAAAAGAATTAGTTAAAGAAGTAATGACAGAAGAATCTGAATATCAGGCATTCTTTCAAAAAGCTTTAGATAAAGCAGGTAAAGATATTAATGCAATGTCAGATGAAGAAAAGAAAGCTTTCTTTAATAAAATTGATTCTGCTTGGAATGGTAAGGGTGAAAAGAATGAAGAATTAACTGGTGGACAAACAGAATTAGATGTTGATAAGGATGGTGATATCGAAGGAGATGATTTGGCAGATTTAAGAGCTTCCAAAGAAGAATCAATATCTACCGAATTACCAAACGCTACAATACCAGCGGCAATTAAAATGAAATTATCTCAAGCAATTGATAAAATCAAAGACGCTAAATTAAACCCTATGCAAAAATTACAATTAGTTGCACAGGTTGTTGATAGTTTAGGTGTTGATAAATCTCAATTAGGTACTATTGCTAATAAGATTAGAAGCAAAATGGAATCAGTAACCGAAGCAAGAGATACTGACGGGAATGAATTTCCTGAATTAGATGATATTAAAGCGGCTATCAAAAAAATAATTCAAAATGATGATGTTGAAAAGCTTTTAAGAAATAAAGTTACCTCTTACCTACAAAAAGAAAAAGGATTTACAGGAGCTGGTAATACAAATAGTAGTAGATTATACGATAAAGTAATAAATGATTTACTTAAACACTAAGAATTAAAATAAGAATGAAGAATCTTTTAATAGAAACAAAATTATTCGAAGGTAAAGTACAAGAAGACGAAGGTGGAAGAACCATTGTTAAAGGTATTCTACAAAGAGCTGGTGCTGAAAATCAAAACGGAAGAATTTATCCAAAGGAAATCCTAATGAGAGAAGCTAAGAAGTATGAAGTATTCATCAAAGAGCGTAGAGCATTAGGTGAATTAGACCATCCGGATTCTACTGTAATTAACTTAAAAAATGTTTCTCACAATATTAGAGAGATTCATTGGGACGGTGATGATTTATGTGGAACTGTTGAAGTTCTATCTACTCCATCTGGTAACATCTTAAAAGAATTATTGAAAGCTGGTATCCTATTAGGTATTTCATCAAGAGGTATGGGTTCTACTCGTAACTTATCTGGAAACAAAGTAGAGGTACAAGAAGATTTTGAATTGATTGGTTGGGATTTCGTATCTAACCCATCTACACATGGTGCATTTATGGTACCTGTAAACGAATCGGTTAATAGAGGTTTACAACAAATCGGAACTGATGTTTGCGGAGAATTCTGTAAAGCACAAGACTTAATGAGAGAAATAATAACTGAAATAGCATAATAATGGCAAAGAACTTTGATATATACGATTTCGTACACAACAATAAGATAACCTTAAAAGTTGATGGCAATAAAGGAACTACTGTAGCTAAGGCATACAATGATATCCGCAAAACTAACTTGAAAGAAGTAAAGATAGTTAATGGTAAATTCAGTTTAGCTGAAAACTTAGAAGATAGAAAATTATCAAACGAAGTTAAAAAACACTTCTTAGAAATAATTTCTACTTATAATACTTTCCAAGACCAAATGAGAAGACAATCTGATTTGACTGAAGTTGCAAATACTTTAGGTGCTATCGTTGAGGCTGCAAAAGAAATGACATTAAGAGAAAGTGGTGATTGGTTTGATGCAGTTACTGTAAAAAGAAATATGCAGGAATTAGATAAATTAGGAAAATCATTTGATAAGTTCGCTGTTGAAGCTAACTCAATGGATGAAAGATTACATTCTTTATATGAAGATATGGGTCACATCTTAAATCGTTACTATGAAATCGCTGATATCTCTGTAGATACAATGAAAGAAAGATTAGGTAAAAAGAAATAATTATGATTAGTTTAACTGGATTAATATCTCAAAAAGCATTTGGTAAATTTGAAATGGGTAAAGTAATTTCTAACCCATATGCAACCGCATTCATTAAAGAAGGTGAAGGTGAAGACCATGAAGTATCTATGGCAAATAATTCAATAGATACCATTATTAAGATGGCAACTGAATTGAAAGCTAAAATGGGTGAGGATGAAAAACAAATACCAGCTTGGATTCAAGACCATATAGCTAAAGCAGAAAACTTAATTTCGCAAGCATCTGGAAACTATCACGAATATGGTGATTCAAACGAAAATATTAACGAAGAACCTGCAAAATCAACTGGTGAAAAAATACAAAATTTAAATAATAGAATTAAGGCACTAAAAGATAAAATGGCAGCAACTAAATCATCTGAACAAAAAAACCTTATTCAACAAAGATTAAAAAACGCATTACAAACACTATCTAATTACAAAAAACAAAACATTAGTAAAGAAAGTATAGTAAACGAAGACGGCCCTTGTTGGAAAGGATATAAGCAAGTTGGTATGAAAGATAAAGGTGGTAAGCAAGTTCCTAATTGTGTTCCAAATAAATAAATAAATTCTAAATAAATATTCTTAAAAGCTTGGTTATTCCAAGCTTTTTTCGTATATTTACATATGATTAAGCCTTTTTCAATTTTAGATACACGCTCTAAAGAATGGCAGGAGCGTAAACGATGGTGGATTAATACCTATAATATTCAATCGGAATTAGGTAGAGGGGATACCCAGTCCAGAGCTCGTTTTTGGGAAGATAATACTGTATCTATTTTTGATGCAACTCTTTGTGAAAAAATGTATGAATGGTTTTGTCCAAAAGAAGGTAGAGTATTGGACCCATTTGCAGGTGGTAGTGTTAGGGGTATAGTTGCAACCGAAATGGGATACATTTATAATGGTATTGACCTTTCAGATGAACAAGTTGAAGCTAATAAAAAACAATCTACAAAACCAACCTGGATTACAGGAGATAGTGAATGGGTAATTGATGCTATACATGACAATACTCAGGATTTTGTATTTACTTGTCCACCATATTATGATTTAGAAAAATATACGGATGACCCGGCTGACCTTTCAAATATGGATGTAGATTCATTTGATAAAAAATATTACTCTATTCTAAACAAAGCAGCTAGAAAATTAAAAAACGATAGATTCTTTGCAGTAGTAGTATCCGAAGTAAGAGAACAATCAGTAACCGGAAATTACAAAATCGGAAAGTATAGAGGATTGGTATGGAAAACGATTAGAGCCTGCGAGGAAGCGGGGCTGCACTTCTATAACGATATGATATTATTTAACTCTCAGCATCAGGCATCCAGAGTTGTTGATACCTATTTTCAAAGAAATCGTAAAATAGCATCGGTTCATCAAAACATATTAATATTTGTAAAAGGAAACCCAGATATAGCAACTGAGGGTATAGTTAATGGTGATAATTACGTTTGTACTATTGATGGTAATTCATATAGAAGTTTTAGAGAAGCTGCGATTACTATAAATCCAAATGAGTTAGTAGCTACCGAAATTGAAAGAAGATGTCGCTCAACCAAATCTAAATACAAAGAGTGGCAAATCATTGGAGAAGAAACAAAGCCCGATATTAAATACGAAGTTGATGGTATTCCTTTTGAGAATCCAAAACAGGTAGCAGAATTGATTGGTGGTGATATGAGTGAATCAATGGCTAGAAATTATATAGAATCAAACAATCCAAAATACCGTCATTGGAAGAAAGCAGATGATTGGGATATAACCTACGAAGAAATGCAAGATTTGTGGGAAAGAAACATTACATTAGAATTACCTATCATAAGTTGTGAAGGTAAAGAATTTTATTCAATTATAGATGCAGCCAACTTCTTTGGTTGTTCAGATGAGCGTATTCGCCAAAAGCTCAAATCAGATAAACATACTGATTATATTTACATTTTCTAAAGAATTTTTTAGAAAAATTGTGTTTTCTCAAACTTTTATATATTTATTCATATAATAACGTATTTTATATGCGTTTTTCTATTGGTAACTGAATACTCACCTCTATGTGTAGTGAAAACACCAATCAAAAAATTCTATTTAAGCTCCAAAATTTAATAGCTTAAGAAATCCGATAAATAAGGAAAACAAATGGCAAGTTCAAAATTGTTGAAAGAAGCAATTGCTGATGCTAAAGCTGTACGTGAAACTGCTATCGCTAATGCTAAAATCGCATTAGAAGAAGCATTTACTCCTCGTTTACAATCTATCTTATCTCAAAAATTACAAGCCGAAATGGAAGGTGATGAAGAAGATACAGAAGATGCAGTAAATGAAGATAATGATACTTCAAGTGAAATAGCTAAAGGTGATAACAAACAACCTGCAGATAAAGCAAACTCAGCACAAACTGACCTAAGTGGAATCTCTAAACAATCTGGTGAGCCAGGTAGTGAAGGTGAAGAAACTAAAGTTAGTGGCCTTACAGAAGGTGAAGATGAATTCGGAACTGAAGATGCAGCAGAAGATGCAGCAGAATTCGGTACTGAAGAAGCTCCAGCTACTGAAGGTGAAGATTTCGCTCCTGAAACTGACGAAGATGAATTAGATTTAGAATCTATCATCCGTGAGTTAGAAGCGCAAATCGCAGGTGAAGAAGGCGAAGAGGAAGAAATTCCTGCTGAAGCACCAGCTATGGAAGGTGAAGAAGCACCGGTTGAAGAACCAGTAGCAGCTGCACCAACTGAAGAACCAGCAATAGAGGGTGAAGACCCAGCTATGGCTGATGATGAAATCGACTTAGACGAAATTCTAAGAGAAATGGGATACGGAGAAGATGAAGCTGAAGAAGAAACAGCTGATGATGCAACTGAAATGAAAGCTGAAGTAAGTAAATTACAAAGTGAATTAGAAGAAGCATTAGCAGTAATTAAATCTTTAAAAGGTACAATCAACGAAGTAAACCTTTTAAACGCTAAATTACTTTACACAAACAAATTGTTCAGAAGTTATAACTTAACTAACGAACAAAAAGTTAAAGTTGTAGAAAATTTAGACAGAACTTCTAACGTAAGAGAAGTTAAATTAGTTTACGCAACACTTTCTGAATCAATGAAATTCACAGGAACTGAAAGAAAAGTAGCTCAAGTTAAAAAGAACATTACCGAAGGTATTGCTTCTAAGGCTCAAGCTTCAACAGCTCCTAAAAAAGAAATCATCGCAGAAAGTAATGAATTAGCAAATCGCTTTAAGCAATTAGCTGGTATCATAAAATAACAATCCATAAAAAAATAAATAAAAATGGCAAATTTTGATTTAAGCAAACTTATGGAAGGCAAGAACCCACAAGCAATTATGTTGGCTGAAACACGTCAATTGAAAAGCAAATGGGAGAAAACAGGTCTTCTAGAAGGTATGAAAGAAAGAGACCAACACTCTATGGCAGTTCTATTAGAGAACCAAGCTAAGCAATTGTTGGATGAGGCAACTCAAACAGGTACATCATCAGGATCAGAAGAATGGTCTGGTGTTGCTTTACCTTTAGTAAGAAGAATCTTCGGAGAAATCGCATCTAAGGAATTCGTAAGTGTACAACCTATGAATCTTCCTTCAGGTCTTATTTTCTTCTTAGACTTCAAATATGGTTCAGCTCAAGGTGGTACATCACAATTTAGTGGTAAATCACTTTTTGGTGGTACTAACGTAACTGGTTCATCTTCTAACTTCGGTAGAACTGATGCAGTTACAAATGGTCTTTATGGTGAAGGACGTTATGGTTATTCAGTAAATGATGCAACATCTGCAGCTCTTACTGGTAAATCAACTGTAATAGCAGCTTCATTTACATCAGCATCTGCAACATGGGCTGAGGTTGGATATGACCAAGCTTTATCTGCATCAATTTCTGCAGAAGCTATTCAAAAAATCACAGTGTTGAAAGCTAGTGTTTCTGCAACTGCTGATACTGAAGCGGTTCGTTCATTCAATGTTGGCGGTAACGCTGCTGTTGTTTCTAACGTAGGTCAATTCAACTATGCATCTGGTGCAAATGTTGTATTGTTCATTTCTGCATCTAAGAATACTTTATATACAGAAGCAGGTGAGACTATCACTGTAGTTTATTCTGAAGTTCCTGTTGCTTATGACAGAGGTGATTTCGAAGATTCTACTGCAAACTCTGCTGGTAACACAACAACTGCATTAGATATTCCTGAAATCGATCTTGAATTGAAATCAGAGGCTATCGTAGCTAAGACTCGTAAGTTGAAAGCTGTATGGACTCCTGAATTAGCACAAGATTTGAATGCATATCATTCAATCGATGCTGAAGCTGAATTAACTTCTATGTTATCTGATTATATCTCTTTAGAGATTGATTTAGAAATCTTAGATATGTTAAAATCAAACGCTTTAACAACTGAATATTGGTCTACAACTGTAGGCGAAGAATACTCTGCAAACGGTAACTCAGGCCAAAACGCTTGGTCTAACGTAGGTGGTGCTTCTAACGCATACACTAAGGCTGCATGGTTTCAAACATTAGGTATCAAATTGAACAAAGTTTCTAACAAGATTCATCAATTGACACTTAGAGGTGGAGCTAACTTCGTAGTTGCTTCTCCAGATGTTTGTACTATTTTAGAATCAATTCCTGGATTCACAGTAAATGCAGATAAAGACGCAGCTCAATTCGCAGCTGGTGTTACTGCAGTAGGTTCTATGAGCAATAGATACACAGTTTACAAAAACCCTTACATGACTTCTAACGAAATCTTGATGGGTTATAGAGGTAACAACTTCTTAGAGACTGGTGCTGTTTACGCTCCATATGTACCATTGATTATGACTCCATTAGTGTACGACCCTCAAAACTTTACTCCACGTAGAGGTGTGATGACTAGATACGCTAAGAAGATGGTCAGACCTGAGTACTATGGCAAGATTTACATCAAAGATTTAAATTCTATCTAATCTGAAGTAATTCTTAGATAATAAAATTGGGAGGTGATGAAAATCATCTCCCTTTTTTTATGTCCTTTTAGGTTTCTTAAACATTTTGATATTTATAGGTGTTATATCGTATAATGGATTAATTAATAATAATGAGCAAGCAGACAACACATCAGATACTTCAAACTAAAAATGTAGCACAATATGTAAGTTATATAACAGTTGGCAGTAAGGTATATGGTAATACTATCCAATCTGCTTCATTGGAAAGAGAAACTTATTCTAGCGCTTCTTTTGATTCGGTTAATAATACTTTTATTTCTAATATTGCAGTCCGCAATTCAAATTCATTAAAGGAACAATTAAAAGCAGCAAGTTCATCTTCATTGGATATATCCGAAATTATAGGATTATATGATAGAAGATTTAATCCAGAGTTATATAAAAAATATCAATTAAATTACGCATTATCAACTGGTTCTACTTTTAACGAAGCAGTAATGTGGGCAGATAACAATTCATACTAAAAAAATAAATAAATTATATTTTATAAAAACTTTGATATTTATAGATGTATTGGTTATATTCAAATAAAACAAAACAAAAATAATTAAAAATGGGACAAAGAAAAGGAACTCCAACGCCAACCGTTCAACAACAAGCGTATATGGATAAATACGGAGAATCTGCACCAAGAACAAATAGTGGTTCAACACCAGCTATGATTGACCATACTACAACATTAACAGCAGTAATTGATGCAACATTTGCAACTGATTTGGATGAAACTACGACTAATAGTAGAATAACAGCAGTAAGTGGTTCAACCAATACAAGAATTGAATCTGTAATTAGTACTGGTACTCAATTGGCTTCTATAATGGCATATACTGCATCGCTATTATCTGTAAAACTACATTCTGGTTCTTTAGTAAATTTCGCAAATGATGCCGCAGCTGCTACTGGTGGAGTACCTCTTGGTAATTTATATCATACGGCAGGAGCAGTTAAGGTTAGATTAACATAATAACTTTCACAAAATATATACTAAAAGGAGATACTAACACTATCTCCTTTTTTATTTTTACCCCTTTCCAACATTTTAATATTTATAAGAGTATTAAACCGAATTACTTATGGCAGCAGGAAAATACTCTTTTATAATAGAGCAAGGAGCAACAACAAATTTTCAAATCAATTGGAACGATGAATCAGGTTCAGCAGTTGATTTGAGTGGTTATCAGGCTAGAATGCAAATCAGACCGGGTGTTGAATCATCTGATGTCTTTCTTTCACTATCATCATCACTAAAGTCCGATAATACGGG